AAATCCTGTTCGGATAGGCCTGGGACCGGCTGGTTGCCTTGGCCGAATACTGCCGCTGGGTCCAGCTGCATGCGTTGCGCCATTTCCTTCAGCAATCCAGCCCGTTCATTCGGGTCTTTCGACATCGCCCTGACATGGAAGGAAGCCCACTGCTTAATCGCGTCAGCTGGGTGGACCCTTCCGCCTGTCTGGTAGTCGACCAGCGCTGCGGATACGCTGGGATGCTCAAATACTGGCGCGACGGCTTGCGTAAACTGTACTGCTGTCGCGTTGGCCTGCACCTTGCTTTGGTAGTCGCGCTCCATTTCGTTATGCCGCTTCAGAAGGAAATCCTGTCCGTCCTTTGGCAGCTTGGCGAATGTCGTGCGGTCCTCGGCAGACCAGTGCGCTGGTGCTTCGCTGCTACTCCCTGGGACAGGGGCTGGGCTTGGCTGCTGTACTGGTGGTGCGGTCTTGTCTGGCTGTTGCAGGGCTGGGTCCTGGGAGGACTGCTCACCTGTCGCATCAGCTGGTGGTGCCGATGCAAATCGACCTAAATTATCGCGCGTTCTGCCGTCTTGTCCAGCAGGTAGCGGTTCGGTGCCTTCTGCAGGCGGTTCGGCGGCCTCGACCTCATCCCAGGCTGCCGCTGCAATCTCGCGCAAAGACCGTGGCTGTTCCTCTGCGGCGCCGTTCGGTTCATTCGGGTTCTCGTTGGCCATTTGCCCTAACCTCCTTCAATTGTTCCTCGCGTCCTCTGCTGTAGACGTGACCTGGTGGCATATCGCGCGGGTCGTAACAGTCGTGCGCGTTCATCTCGCGATCTCGCTGTCTCCAGCTGGTGACCTGGTCGCCGGTCACTGGGCTTTCGAAGCTGTCGAAATGGCCGATGCGCGGCGTTGGAAAGCCTTTGGCCGTCAGCGCCATCTGCTCGACGGGTTCGCCAGTTGCCTTGTTGACCAGGACGCCGTTACGCCGAACATAGACCGTCATGGCGCCTCCAGTGCCGCGCGCCTGGCCAGGATCAATGCGATCTCCAGATGTTCGGCGGCCTTCTGCATGCGCTTGCTGCGGTAGTCCCAGCCATCGCTGGTCGAACTGCCTTCTGCGTCGTGCATGATCTTGCACAAGGCTTCTGCAGCTTCTGTCAGGCTGTCCAGGCGGCCCAGCTGGGCGTCAGACAGCGGCAGCCCAGTCTCGATATTGACTGGGATGCCATATTTGATTGGTGCGTCGCGCGGTCCCATGGTGGCCTCATGTAAAGGTGAAGTTGGAACCGTTCGATTTGACGCCGTGGTCGATCACCTTGACGACAACGATGCCAGGCGTCGAACGCGGGTCCTCCAGCATGTCGATCCTGGTCGGGCTGACATAGCGGCTGTAGGGCGTGACGACGCCACCAGTCTCGACCTGGGACCATGGCGTGAACTTGGTTCCCGTGATCGTCACCCAGATCGGCGCACCACCAGAGACGCCAGTATTTGGCGACAGACTGGTAATGGTCGGATCGTCAGCGGGTGATACTGGCGCTGGTCCGTATGGTTCGCCAGGATCGATCCAGCCGCGTGGGCTGGTGACGTCCTGGGCAATCGGCATACCGACAATGGCGGCCTTTTCGACCTGCGTCTTTGGCGCAAAATCGTTGGTGACGTTGGCGGTCGAAACCGCCACGTCGTCGCCATATGCACCGCCGTAGTAGGTGATGACAGGCACGTAAGCCGGTGTCAGCGTGCCAGGCGGTGCTGGGACCGGATAGCGCTGGCTCATGGCGTGCCTCCATCAGGGTTGTGGAACGGGTCCGGTGGCGGGTTGCCTGACGGGTAAGGCTCCTGGGCGCCAACATCGATTGGCACGGCGGGGACCGGATCGACTGGCGGATCTGACGGGTTCGGCCCGCTCTTGAACTGTTCCGTATGATAGTCTTCCGGTGGCAAGCCCGTCGTCAGGTCCTCACCTTCAGTTGGCGTTGGTGCCGGTGCTTCATCGTCCGTTCGTATCGTTGCCTTTGCCATTGTCCTTTTCCTTTCCTGGTTAGACGACTACACCGCCAGGGCCTTGCGGCATGGCTTGCGGTGGTGGCGGTGGCGGTGCATGGCCGTTGGCCTTTGACGGTGGTGGTCCGCCTGGCTGCGGTCCGCCTGGTGGCGGCATCGGTGGCGGTGGCGGCATCAGCGCCTGCTGCGCGATCTGCATCTGCAGCTGTTCGATAAAATCGTCGATCAGTTCGACGACACCGCGCGAGAACCGGACCGGATGCAGGAACATCTTCAGCAGTTCCAGCGACAGCATCACCACCTGCGGCGGCGGTAGGATGCCGGTCTGGATCATCTGGCTAGCGCCCTGCATGACGGCGGAAATCGACTGCATCACCATCTGCATCGATTGCTGTTCTTCCTGCTCGTCTGCGACGACGGTGCTATCGCTTTCGATGTCGACGGTGCAGGTGCGCATGAAGTCTGAACGCAGGATGGCCATCACCTCTGGCGTGACATCCTCACCCGTCATGGCCGACAGCGTCGAGGCGTCGAAATTCTTGGCGATCAGTTCGGCCTTCATCTTCAGCAGATCGGTGACGAAGTTGGACGCCTGCTGTTTCTGGTCCGACAGGCGCACCATGCCCATCGAACCCTTGATGCGCTGGGCGGTGGCGGTCTCTGACGCCTTGGTGGCACCGCGCATGATGTCGCTGATGCCCATGATTTCATAAATGGCCTGTTTGATCTCTTCGCGAGCGACGTAAAGCTCTTTCAGCGCCGTCATGAAATCGACAATCGGCAGCATCCAAATATGGTTCTGCAGGCCGCCATTGATCATATCGACGCCGTCGACAGGGATCATCTTCTGGTCGTCGGCGTTCAACAGGTCGGCAATATCCCTGGACGCCGAATTATAGGCGCCGCGCACCTTGATCTGTTTCGTCAGGTTGGAGATCCGGCGGCTGGTCTCGTCGAGATCTGAAGCCAGATCGGCGTAAAGATCATAGAAGGCGCGCGGGATCTGGGTGTCGGTGGTGGTGACGGCCAGCATCGGCCTGGGAATAGGATAGAAACCGTCCAGGCCGTATGTGTCTTCGTCGACACGCATCACCATGCCGCCCAGTTCGCGGACAAACCAGATGATGCGTTTGTTCTGGCGGTCCCAGATCTCCCAGATCATCATTTTCTTGATGACGTCGCCAAGCTTGGTGGCGGACCGCATTGGCGCACCACCGCCGACCAGGTTCTTGGCCGCGCTCTCTTCGGTCCAGCGGCATAGTTCGCTTTCGACCTTCCTGGTGGCGATCAGATTGTCGAACTTGGCGGACGAACCCTGGAATTCGTCGATGGCGGCCCTAGCGGTGAACAGGTGGCGAAAGGCAATCCAGTCGGTGTCGCCTGGCGCGCGCACCGGATCGAGCAGCAGGTCTTCCCAGTAGACATATTCATCGTTGACCTGTTCCCAGACCTTGACGTCCTCCATCGGCGGTCCGCCATTGTCGCCCATGCCTCGACCAGCTGCGGCAGCAACAGGCGGCGGCAGCGGCGTTGTGCCGTCACCAGCCATCACTGGCCGCTGTTCCATGTGAGGTATCCAGCGCACGCGAACGCAGCCACGGCCAGGCAGCAGAACGTCCTTGATCGCGGCCTTGACGCTCTCATGGCTCATTTCGTCTTCGACGACAATTTCCAGGGTTTTTTCGATGACCGACGCGGCAGCCTCAATCGCCTTCTGCGACGGCTTGCCAGCTGATGGCACGCCTGGCGGCGGCATCATCGGCATTGGAGCGGGTGGCGGTGGTCCAGCAAGCAAACCACCACCACCCATGCCAGGGCCTGCGTCTGGAGGGAGTGCAGGGGCTCCTGGTCCTGGAACGTCCGATGGAAGTGACGGCGGTCCAGATCCTAACCCAGGCGCTCCATTTACAGGCGCTGCAGGTCCGGCTGGCGGCGGATTGGTAGCAGGAACAGCGCCCTGCGGCAATGGAGGACCTTGTAGCGGCGGACCGCCAGGCGATAGGCCCATAGGCGGTCCCATCGGCGGCATTGGCGGCGGCACTTGCGGCTTATCTGGGTTCGAAAAGCGCGCCCGTACAATTGGCTCTGGTGGCTTAGTATAAATGGCCGGAAGCATAGTTTCGGTGTTGGCAAATAGAATATTGAAAGTAATTCGTCCGCCTTTACCTTTGGCGCGGGCTGCTGGCTGGCTATTCTTGTAAGTTTGATTGCTGCTTTCATTGCGGTAAATCTGGATGATCTCCCTGCCACGCTTGCGCCAATCGCTTTCAGCCCGTTCGGCATCTTCCAGGCACCTCTGCCAATAGCCAGCATCGATGCCCATATCCTCGACCTGGCCGGTGTCATCCTTCGCGGTCGCGGCCAGGTCCGGTGCATCCGGCTTGCCGCTTTCTGCTGGCGATGTCGGTGCAACGATTGGGGTCGTGATGTCTGGATCTTTGGCCATCGTTATTCCAGTTCGTCGAGTTTGAAGGCGTTGGCGACCAGGTACGGATTTTTGTCGCCATAGGTCTCGCGCCGTGCCAGATAGGGCCTGGACATGCAGGCGTAACGGGTCTCATCCACGGCGTGATCTTCCAGATCGGTGTCGAGATCTTCTGGGTTCGAACTGTCATGGATCATCATCGGCAAAGTGCGGGTTATGTCGCGGCAATGATTGAAAAAGAAGATCATCGGGTGACCTTCCTCTGTTCCCAGCAGCCTGGTGCGCAGCTGGTCCCAGCCACCCATGCGCTTATCCCTGGAAACGCGGATGTTGTCAGCACGGCGGAAATACACTTCCTGCCTGGACATGGTTTCCGCGATGGAGGGACCGGAGATGACAGCAAAGGCGGCAGGGTCGAGAATGCCGTAAGCGACATACTCGCGCTTGCCCGTCGATGCGTCAGTCTCGCGCTGCAGGATACCCTTGCCGACAGCCTCTGCGGTCATTCGCAAGCCCTCATTGCCGAAACCTGGCTTGGCGCCGTACCACTCGCGATAGCGCACCATCGCGCCGCGTGGAACCAGGTGGCCATCATGCTCGAAAGTGTCCTGGCAGATGGCCCACCAGCCGACGCTGAACGGCTTGGCAGAACCCCAGTCCATGCTCCTGAACTTGATCCAGGCGTTAGGGATCGGAAACGGCGCCAGGACATGCCTGGCCTTGTCGTATTCGGGGAAGAAAGCGCCCTCGACGACGTCCCAGTCGCCCTCCAGCCAGGCCTTGACCAGCTGCGGAGATCCGACCGCCTTCAGGCGATTGACGTAACCAGGATCGTTGCGGAGTAGGGCTGGATTGTCCTGGACGCGCGACGGGATGAAAACGCGGCTGACGCCAGTCTCTGGGTCCTTGATGATGGTATTCGGACCATAGTCGATGAACATCGCCTTGACGGCAAAATGGCTGGGTCCGCCAGGGTTGCAGGTTGCCTTCATCTGGCAGCGGATACCTGCAGGGGACCGGAGTGTCGCCAGCAGCTTCAGCATCGGCGTCAGCGATAGAAACTGGGTGATTTCCTCCAGGTAAACCCGCGTCAGGCTCCAGCCCTGGTAATTCTCGGCGTCCTTTTCGTTTTCCAGATACGCCATGTAAAGCCTGGCGCCATTGGTAAACTGGAAGAAAGCATCCGGCTCTTTTTTCCACCTGGCGGCATTGCCGAACAGGGTTTCTGCCGTGGCAATCGTGTCCTTCAGGTCGGCACGCCGCTTGCGCAGCATCAGGCCGCGCGCATCAGGCCCATAGGCTTCAGCATGCAGCCACCAGTCGCCCAGAGATCCGAATGTCTTGCCGCCGCCGCGCGCACCACCAAACACTGTGATATCAGCCGGACTGGTGATATAAGGCACCTGAGCGGGCTGCGGAATGAAGCGGTGAATTATGCGGCCATTTGCCATGGCCGTAAGTAATTATCTGAGTTGCCGGAAAACTGTCAATTGAAGGCGAGGCGCCAGACCTGGGACATGGGCATGTTCGATCTGGCGCCTTCCTCGACAAGACTGGGTGTCATCGTCCCCTTCCTGCCGAACTCTGAGCTATGCATACGTGCGGCATAGCTCATGATACTAGGTATGCATTCACGTCATAGCCAGCACTCGACGATAACTGGATCGTCTTCGTCATAGCGTGGCATTCGATACAGGCCGCGCATGGCGAAATGCTCCTGCAGGCTTTTCAATTCGACCGCTTTCACGACATCATCCGTCTTCTCTTCACCGTTCCCGGTGATTTCCCAGCGACGCGCAATAAAGCCATCAGGAAAATCGCTGGGATGGTCGTAGATCGTCCAGATCGACAAGTGATCAGCCATCAGCACCGTGTCCGCCCTGGTCCTGAAAACGCTTCAGGATGTATGTGTGACCGTCCTTTTCGATGTCGCCAGCCAGGTGCATCTGGTTCAACTGATACCAGATCCGGTTGGCGGTCTTTTTGTCGTCAGGCAGGCCGATGGCTGGACCTATTTGCTTCAGCAACATGCCGCCCTTATTTGCCTCCAGCGCTGCCTTGGTGCGCTTGCGGATCTCCGGCCCAGTGATGCCACCTGCCGCCCTGGCGCCGCGACCGTCGCTTATCTTGCGGATTGTGATCGGTTCGCTTCTCCTGGCAGCCGGTTCGGCCTTCAGCATCAGCGTCTGCACACCGTCATTGCCGCGCAGCTGGGCGATAACCTCTGCGGCGCCCTCCAGCTTACTGATCTCATACTGCAGCGCTTCGATGGTCTGGCGATGCGCGGCGATCTTGTTTTCGATCTGGTCGAGATAGGTGGCCTTCATGCTCTTACCACCACTTCATAGCCCAGGGCGCGCAGCATCGCGAAGACGGTTTCCGCCCTTGGATGCTGGGTGACGCCTGTCGCCATGTTCTTGACGGTGCCATGCGTCATGCCAATTTCGGTGGCAAAGCGGCCATACTTCTTTTTCGAAAAAGCGATCTCCCTGGCCACGAAAGAGCAAAGATCATTGATGTTTTCGAAGGTGAATTCCGCCCTGCCGTTGACGATGTCTGGCCGCGTTTTTCCCCTAACACTGCGGGATGGTAACGTTGCAATAGCCGCACTTTCCATTTCTAGTTCCCTTCTTCCTTGCTTCGAAGTGATATCTGGAAATCAAACGCCTCCAGGAGTTTATCCGCCTGACGATCCAGGACGTCATGATCGGACCGTCCATAATCTGGGTGGCGCATCTTGCGCAGGATAACCAGGGCCTGGGCCTGCAGTTCCTTGCGCGTCATCGACATAAAGGCATTATTAGCCTGCTGAAACTTATGCACTGATTTTCCTCCCTTCATTCTCTGGATACCATCTATCAAGAATATTGATCTGCCATAGACCAACTGTATGCGCCAGGGCGCGCAGGGCGCCCTCGCCTTCCTTTTCGGCTTCATCTTTGAGGAAGTGCAGGCCAGACAGGACGCTGTCGAGCAGTTCGTGCCTGGTGGCCTCTCGACCCTCGCGCCAGGCGGTCATCCCTATCGGATCACCCACGGTTATCAGCCAGCCGTCGTCGACCCTGAACGGCTTGTAGGATGTCGTCTCCCAGATCACCGTCACGCCAGGATTGCGGTCGATCATCGTGCCATCGACAAACACCTCTCCCAGGTCTGACGTGTCGCGTCGCCTGGCCATCGGCTTTGTCAGGAAAGGACAGTTTTTGACCGCAAACTCGGCGCATAGCCGGTGACTGGGCGGTTCCATCGTGGTCCTGGTGATGCTGCACATCGGACCCAGGACGAACCATTTGCGTTTACCCATGCGACCGCCGCAAAGCCAGCAGCGGTTCTTATTGTGGCACTCTTCGCGCCAGCCTGTCCTGACGACGCGAAAGTCTGGAACGCCTTTAATCCATTGGACGAATTCAGGAACCGGATAGCCTCTGGCGTCGCGTGGCAATCTGGACATTTCAGGCGGCAAGCTAAACAGTTCTCGCATTCACCTTCACCAGCGTCGGTTCCCGACGTCGACTATTGAATATCTTGGCGGCGTTGTGTTTCATTTGAAAATCACCTCATCCGGCATACCCATGGCGTGGCGTGCTGACGTCGCCTGCATTTCGGCTTCCGCTTCAGCGCCCTCTGCCAGGGCCTCCCATATTTCGATATCGGTGCAGATGCCTTTCGTCACCAGCAGCCTGGTAATGGCGCCCATGTCCGACTTTGTCATATCGATGCCGGTGCGCATGTGTTTCGGTTCGGTGATACTGCTGGCGTGCATCGAAAAGCCAATGGCGCTTTGGACGGCATGGGCTGCCGCCATATAGCGGGCCTTTGCGGCCTCGATCCGCTCCTGGTCACTCATTGCGCCACCTTCACCACCTCAATCGCTGGCCGCTCGATAGCGACGCGATAGACGTCCTTTGGATGTTCGGTGGCGTAGCGCATCACTGTCACAGCTTCCGAAACACGGCCCTGGTTGACGTGAAAGGCTTCTGCGATCACCGCCAGTTCGATGCCGTGCACCAGGTGCAGGACGCCACAAGACAGGATCTGTTCAGGCGTCAGCGCCCGATGATTTTCCATCTTATTTACCCTTTGCTAATTCCCTGAAGGCTTCCTGGCCTTCAGGGCTCTTTGCCCAGTCGTCGCTTTCCTCTTTCGACGCATCGAATTCACCGTTCAGGTGCCGTTGGCGGATTGCCTCGATCAAGCGCGCCTGGATAGGATCAAGGGCGTGATCGCGGTTCCACCTCAATTCAGCTTCCAACGTCAAAGAGCACATCGCGTCTTCACTGAGAAAATCGTGATAGTGATCCTGGCGCGCACTTTTGGCCATTTCGGCCAGCCCGACATTATCCAGGGCTTGTGCAAGGATCTCTGAAGATTTTGCTGTCATATCTTGCCCTCCAAGACCATATCCATCGAAAAACCAGCGTCGAGGAAATCCTGGGCGCGGTGCGTGACGCTACCAACTTCAGACTTACTTTCAAACCAGTCACCGCTTTCGTTGATCGGTGGCGCGGCAATGAAGGTGGCGACATTGGACCCTTCGCGCACCAGGGCGGCCATTCTGTCTTCCAAGGCAACGCGGAAGATGTAGCGCATCAGATCGTCATCCTTGCGCCAGTCTCCTGGCCTGGCCGGATCGACCCAGATTTGCAGGACTGGCAAGTTAATGACGTCACCGTCGACATCACTTCTGACACCGACAAAATCAGGCAGGATGTCAATCACATATCCAGCCCTGTCAGGACGCCGCAAAGCCTCTGTTCGGTCATTAACCAGCCAGCGACAGTTCCACATTTTGCAGCAAGGCGGCATCGCAGGCTTGTCGTAGACCTGGCAGCCCTTGTGCACCTTTTGATGACGACAGCGCTGGTTTGCTTTCTTGTCGACCTCGACGACAGGCAGCAGTTTGCAGCAAAGCTGGCAATCGCCGCAATGTCGTTTTTGGTCTTCCGATTTGATAAATGTCACTCCCATGCACCGGACCCTGACTCTATCCAGTTGCATTTGCAAGCACTGAAATACTTCTTTTAAGCTGTTATTTTGCAGCTATTCGAACTTTGCACTGCTCGACCATGGAGCTATGAAATTTTGCACATTCCTCGTAGGTAGCAAACCTAACAATATCATAATCACCCTCTGGCCGATGATCGACCATTGTCTCAAAAAGGAGCGGCAATTCTCGATCTGGCGTATGATCAAAGCCCAGCAAGATCGAGGACACGGACCAGCCATCGCCCTCGTCGAGCAGCAGCTGGCGGTGCTGTCCGAACCATTGCGCCCATTCGAACATCGGCACTTGGACCGGATTTTTGTCTTCGTCGAGGATGAAAAATTCCATCCCATCGGCGCCAGCCTCGAAATCGTCGAACAGCTTCTTGATATCAGTCAATTCAGTGCACTCCTGCGCTTGAATTCAGCCTCGACGGCGGTTTTTAGATCGGCTGCCGACAGATCCTCGATGCGGTCGCGCAGCAGCGCGCGCAAGGCGCCCATGACGGCCAAAAGCATATCGTCCTGCAGGGCGTCAAACAGGATGCGGTCGCCATCGGCGTCCTGGCTGACGCAGCGGTCCAGATGTTCGGCCAGTTCGATGATCCTGCCGATGGTATTCATCCGCTTGATTTCCATGCGGGCAATTTCATCGTTCAGATTGGTCATCATCGCCAGGCCCTTTCTTCAGTCATCGTCGGCGGCCTTCGTCAGGAGATCCTGGCAGTCGATCAGGATCTTGCGAACCATCTGCAGCATGCTTTCGATGCCAAGCGGCTCAAACTCTTCGATCAGATCGGTGTCAGCCAGCAGTTCGTCGGTCTGTTCGGTCAATAGCTGGCACTCTTCAATCATGATCTGCCTGGACGTCTTCACGGGTCCTCTCCCAAATGCTTCGATTGTCCCTTTGAGTGTTGCGCGCAAATCGTCGTCGTTTTTGCTCATACCTGATATTCCCCCCAGGCTGCGCTGCCGACAACGATCACGCCAGGTTCGCGGTCCAGCCCCATCAGCTTGTCGAATTTCCGGTTCAATTCCTGTTCGATGGCTGGGATGATGGTTTTGACGGCGGCCAGAGCAATCGTCCGCTTGTCCTTTTCAGGAACTGCGATGACGGCGGCCTTGCGTTTCTTGGCGCTGTTGGCGTCAGCCATCCTGGCCGTAACCCAGCCTGGCAGCGCGGTGTCCTTATCCCAGACATCGGGCCTGAGAATATGCGGCGGAATGCCTGTCCTTGCCGCCACCGTCAGGGCGCGCTTGGCTGGAATTAGTGCAAATCCGACCTCCCAGCGCCAGAGTGCCTGGTAGCTGTTCATGCCGAACAGCTTTGACGCCTCTTGCAGCGTCAGGCGATTGTCGATGCGCCATTGCACCAGTTCCTTGATCGTCGGAAACTCGTATTTTTTCTTCCTCATATTCCCCTCCCTAAAGGTTATCTGCTGGCTTGATCGTCGAAAGCACCGTCCGTTCTGAAAACTCGACCATCTGGATCGTCTTGCCAGTTTCCCTGGCCAGCACCTTGGCGATTTTCTCGATATCCTGAAAACGGGCCTCATCTGCGGAAACCAGCGGCATCCATTGGCCGTTGGAATTCATGAAAGCACAAAGGCCCTCGACCTGGTCCTGCGGATCAAGTGAGACAGCTGCGCGAATGCGATCGATCTTTTTCATCGTTGCCTTGCCCTACTGGAATTGGTTGGATTTTTGTCGCTGTCCTTCATCTGCTCGACCTCCTGTCGCAGCAGCTGCACCAGCTGGGCGTATGTGTTGACCTCATGCATCAGCACGCCCAGCCGGTGGCACAAGATGACATAGACCACGAAGGCCCATGCTATGACCAGAAAAGTGATTAACCACGGGCCTGTCATTCTATCCTCCAGAGGCTTTCAGTTCGAAAGCCAGCCCATTTATTGCACCGTCGTATTTTCGTCTTGCCCTCCAAAGAACAGTTCGAACCCGTCAAAACCCTTGTCGGCAATATGGCGGAAGACATCGCGCAGGTTATCGTCGTGCGGGATGTTCTCGGCCATACCGTCGAGGATGAAGGCGGCGGCGGTCATCAGCATCAGGACGCCCTCCATCGGGCTCTTGCCGTTTTCCTCGCAAAGCATCTTGCAAACCTTCACCAGGGCGATGACGCCTTTCTTTGGGTCGCCGTCGAGATCGACCGAAAACGCATGTACTACGGTCTCATTGTAATTCATTGCAGCATGTCCTTGTCGCTGAAGAACTCCTGGGCGCATTCGAATGCCACCATGGCGTTCTGGGTGAAGCCGTCGCAATTGTCAGGGCGCTGGGCGTGGTCGCGATAGATCTTCGCGGCGGCGGTCATCAGGGTAATGATCGCCTCTGGCGGTCCCTGGTCCAGTTCCTGGGAAAATTGGGTGATGATACGGACGATGGCCAGCACCTGTCCCTTTGGGTCGGCTGCGTTCAGGTCGACATGCAGCCTGGTATAAAATCTGTTGTCGTTATCGGCCATTGCGGCGGTCCTCCAGCCATTCCATCAGCCGGATTGCAGGGTCCAGGCTGGGTGGTATCACGACAACGATGATGCAGGCCGCCAGGACGATCAGCCCTGACAGCCACATTCCCAGTTCGACGGTCATGTGACTTCCTCCAGCAAGACTATCCCCTCCAGCTGCATCGCCAGGCACTTGTAGCAGTCCTCGTAGCGATACTTGCGGTGGCTGCAGCGGTCGTAGCTGTCCTTGATGCCAGGCACGCCCTCGCGCATGCCGTAGCGGTGCACGTCGCCACCCTGGACGATCTCGACCGCTTTCATCAGGCCCAGCTTGAAATCGTCAGTCATGGCATCCTCACCCGAAACAGGGACCAGGGTTTTTCAGCCATCCATAGGCGGCCAAAAGCATCTTTGAAGGCATAGATCGGCGTGCCTGCGACCGCGTCGACGAACAGGAAATGAAGGCGGCGCATCGGTCTGCCGCCTGTCAGCCACTTAATCATGATCCACCGCCTGGACGAAATGTCCGCGCAGCTGGTCCGCCTTGCTGGCGATGTAGCTGGTTTCCGCCCTGATATGCTTCAGGTCCTGCTCGACCTCCAGCAGCTTCTGCTCGACGTCATAGACCTTGCCGAAAACCCAGCGGATCTCGCGCAGGATGTTGCCGACGAAGACGGTGGCGGAGAACAGCGCCACCACGTTCAGGCCCAGCAGGACCCAGATCATGAAATGAACGTTGTTGATCATGAGCCACCTATACTCAAAGACACCGCCACATCCTGCAGTTTGCCAGGCACCTGCAGCGTTGCGCCATCGAACAGGACGATGTTCACGACATCCTCCCTGTTGCCGTTGTCCTGCCAGGCGCGGACGACATAATTCGGATTGACGTATGTGGTCCCCATCGATCTGTCTTGAACCCTAACCAGCCTCATGCTGCTGCATCCTCCATCCTAGCCAGAACGCGATTGACCATCGACGCCGACCATTTGCCGTTCTGGGCTGTCTTGACGCCCATTTCATTCAGCTGGTCGGCAATCGCCCTTAACGTCATTCCCTGGGCGCGCATCGGCAGTACCAGCTTGGCCACCTTCCTGGCATGAGTGACGGCAGCGTTCGCCCTGGCGACATTGGCCTTTTCCAGCGCATCGCCGCGCAGGCCACCCAGCTTGACGCCACGGGCCTTTGCGGATGCGAGTGCCGCCTTGGTGCGGACTGAAATCATCTTGCGTTCTTCCTCTGCCAGGGCTGCAAAAATATGCAGCGTCACTGTCGATGCTTCCGGCATGCTGGCCACCCTGAAGGCGATATCCTTGTTCTTCATCAGGTTTGCAATCATTGCGACATCACGACTGAGACGGTCGAGCTTGGCCACCAGGATTTCCGCTCCGGTCTTTGCTGCCAGCTTCAAGGCCTTTGCCAATTCAGGCCGGTCATCGTCGGCACCGGAACCCGTATCGCAAAAGCTGGCAATCACTTCTCCATCGCGGCTTTTCAGGAAAGCTTGAATTTCCCTGGTCTGCCCTTCCAGCCCTAATCCCGAACGCTGTTGTTCCTGCGTCGAAACTCGGGTGTATGTCACATATTGCATGGTCGTTTCTCGCCTCATAGCGCCCCACTGGCGCGGTTTAGTGATCTGGCTGGTGAATGATACCCCTGACAGCCTAAAGGCTCTCAGCGGGCTTCTGTGTTGGTTTGGTTTGGGTGAAGTGGGTAGAATGGCGGGGACCCTTTTTCCGCCCCCACCCCCGCCACCGGCGAAGGCCGCCCCCGCCCCTGGGCCTGGCTGCCTCGCGCTTCGCCCTGGTCGAGGTGGTGACCTGGCCTAGAGCCAGGCCCAGCCCCCTTGATCTGCGTCGTAGTCCTTTGCGTCTTTCCGTTGTTCCTTGCTGTTGTGTCTCCCTTATATGGTGCCTTGTTCCACATGTCAACGTCCGTTGTGGCCTGGAACGTCATTTCTTGGACACAACTTTAAGGACCTGATGCTTGCCTTCTACACCAAACTGGGCCTTCCATTCGTCCTCGGAAAGCTCAAGCACCTTTGTCGGCAAAGGTGCGGGCCTATGGCTCACTGTCACCTCTGCTCGATCAACCATGAACCCATGAAGCTTTGCGATTGTCTGCGTTGCCTGGACCGCTGGACCGAACGAACCTGCAGCCCTTGCTGCCTGGCGGATCTCGATCAAATCATCCGTAAGGCTTTCCAGGGTTATCAGCGTCCGTCTCTGCAGTTGTCCCTGCAATCCCTGGATACGATTTTGGATGTTAGGCATTCTTAGCAATTTGGAAGCCTGCACTTGTGCCACGGTTTTTGACTTCACCGAGTAGCCAGCCTGTTCATAAGCCGTAGGCTTAGTTTCGCCCTGGACGATCAACAAACAGAACTTCTCCTGCCTTGCGGTCATTGGTCTCATGTCGTCACCTGTTCCCCATTGATCCTGATTAAAAACCTGACGCCTGGCGGTGCCTGGATGTCGAACGTTACCTGCTCGACCGCTTCAGGGTCTGGGCCTGGTTCGCTGTCATCCTCGATCAGTGATGCCTCCAGGGCGCCCAGAAAGCCTTCATGATAGCCAGCGATCAGTTTGCCAATGCTGACGCCACCAGACCAGGACGGCACCGTTTTCTTGTCCCCGTTGATGATGTCGCGAGCGTTGTAAGGATCATCGACCGTCGTCGAGAAATAGCGCGCCAGGTCATGCCCAGATCGAAACCAGCCCTGCATCATGCCCATGAACATCACATCTGCCGATATCCTGGGATCAAGCGCTTTGTCGGCGTGCCAGTAGAGATCGTTTTCCCCTGACAGGCCCAGCCTGCTGCTGGCGTTCTTGTAATTGTAGTCCCAGGTCAACTGCACGTCGCCGCGACCGTAGTAAGCCCAGCCGGTTTCAGTCACCACCTTGCCATAGTCCTTGCCAGCGCCCTTGCCGTATTCCTCCAGCGGCCACATGGCGCTGGCGGTCTCATGCTTGGATGTTGCCAGCGCATAAGCCAGCCATCGCAGATCTTCGTCGAGGTGCCTGCGTTCCCAGACGCCCAGCTTGAAATTCATGCCGTCGACCTGCTGCTGCGTCAGCTTGCCACCAAACACTTGCGCCCTGACGACGTCGAAAAACATCTGCCTGTCAAAGGTGGTCATGATTTTTGCTCCTGGTGAACTGCCAGGCATTTTCGCTGATGCGCCCAGATGCTGTCACGACATCATTTTTATTACGATTTTCGTAACAAGGGGCTTGACCATCTGTTACGAATTTCGTATCAAGTAATCACACAACGAACAGCAAGGAACAACACGACATGAAAAACATCTCTGGCCACACTGGCACGCTGCAGATCATCAAGCGCCTGCCGTCGTCGATCAACGGTAACCCGCGCTTCCTGGTGCAGGTGGCTGGCTTCACCTGCCGCACCGAAGTCGACAGCGCCCTCGGCTATGAGATCCAGAATATGGATGGCCGCCAGGTCATCGCTACCATCGGCACGCATTACGGCGTTGCCACCCTGAATTCCGTATCCGCCATCAAGCTCTAAGGATTATCATCATGCTCGACACCATCCAGAACCGCGCAGCCGTCCGCGCTCGTCTCCAGGCCCTTCGCGAAGAACTGGGCGCCATCGCTGCTGAACTCGACCACGTCGACCACGATGCAGCCCGCGCCTTGCACCAGGCACGCGACGCCATGCACGACAGCTGGTCGACCCTGCGTCAGGCACCGCTGGGCCAGGTCATCAAGGCCCAGGTGGTGCTGACGGTCGAGGGGCTGACGTTCGTTCACGACGTCGACCTGGATAACCTGGACGCCTTCATGGAAGTGCGCGGCTATCCCTTCACCAAGCTGAACGACAATCGCGGCCAGCGCGCCGAATTGATCGGCCAGCCAAAATTTCAGGGCGTCTGCGGTCCAATGTGGAATGGCGACCGTATCCGCTACGAATGCCCAGAAACTTACGCCCAGATGAGCAAGTGAGGACCAGGACGATGGCGCGCATCATCATCGACAACACGAAAATCGAATTCCCTGGCACCTCGATTGCCGACCTGGCGCAGTTCACGCCAGGCCTGGACGCATCGTCGAGAGACATCAGCGTCTATGACGTCGAGGACGCCCTGGTGGCTGCCTGGGCCTTTGAGATTGCACCAGGCACCATGCAAGCCGAATATCCGAACTGGTGCGAAGTCTCGTTCAAGGATGGTTCGCGCATCAGGGTCGGCGCCTGGGCGGCGGCGGAAATCCGGTGACGTTTGATCTCCAGCCCGCACCAGGGCTGGCTTTCAGACTTCACCGTTCCAACAGCAAGGGGACATGGGCAAATGACGCAGAAATTCGGATACCTGGCAATCGATCCAGACGGCGTTAAGCATAAGCGCAGATCGGACCGGACATACACGCACACCGTCGTTTACAAAGGCGGGTATGCGCGTGCGGTGGCCTCTGTCGAGGACCAGGCATGGGCCATCACAGACCAAAACAATTACCGCTATTACCTCGACATCGTCGAGGGTCGCACCGGCAAGGCACCATGGGAGACAGAAGCCCAGCACGAAGCTCGCAAGGGCGACGCCGCTGGTCACCTGGCAGGTTGCCAATGCGCTGCAGACTACATCGCCAAGTGCAAGGCGCACCGCCTGGCACGCATCGAGGCAAACAGGGCTGAAGGGAAATACGATACCTGGCAGAACGCTGGGTGGTGCGGTCGCAGTGACCTAGCCCAGAAGGTGGCCAGCGACTGGTCAAGCAAAGGCTTCCAGGTCGAGATCCTGGAAATAGTGCAGAAGTAGGAGATAGTTTTGAGCGGCTTTGAATTTCAGGCGTGGCTGGAAGCCATGAGGGTAAAAGGCTTGATCGTCACTGAAGGCGATGCAGGCGACCTGTTAGGCCGCCGCAAGCAATGGGTCTCCCTGGCAAAGGCCCAGGGCGTCGACAGGATGGCAGCGCTGGCTTGTGCAGCGCTGCTGTTTGGGATTGAACCCTTCAGATCTGGCCGCGAAGCGTAATCGCGTCGGATATCAGATGATCCAGCATCGCCTGGATCTGGGTCTTCTGCCGCTCCAGGTCTTTCAGAACCTCGCTCACCGTGACAGGTGCAGCGGGGTTTTTTGTGATGAAGCTGGACGGTCGCAGGTTCGGCGGTTGGCCGCCTGGGTTTTGGTTCAAGGCTGGACCATTGTCACCTGCCAGTGACAGGCTGTCGCGGATCGTCGTCGGTGCTTCAGTCATGGTTTGTCCTCCAGTTGTGGTGCGGTGTAGAAGGCGCGCAGGATTGCGCTATAGAGCGAACCGGCAGGCACGGCGCCGGTCTTTGCCATATGCTGGGCCTCTGGCAAGCCTTCGGCCTGGCATAGGTACTTCCGGCCCTCCTGGGCCATGCGGTGCCGCGCGTCGTCGATCCTGGCCTGGATCGTCAGGAAGGCGACGGGGTTGATATCTGGCCTGGCCGTCAGCTGCTGCAGCCTGGTGATCGAATGTCCCATTTCGCGGACCGCCCTGGCCAGTTCCGGTGCGGTCGGTGCGAAGGTCTGCGACAGGTCGAGCATTTCGCCGCGTATCAGTCGCTTCACCGTGACCTCCAGCGCGTCCCTGGTGCAGCCCGATAGGGCAAACACGTATCCATCCAGCTGGTCGTCAGCCTTGCCCTTCCTGGGAGGAAGGACCGCGAATACTTTTCCCAGGGCTGAATAAATCTCTGCGCTCGTAGCTAGTCTCGATTGTTCGGGCATTCTCTTCGTCCAGTGCTTTCCTGGTGCGTTCAGCAATGACGTCAGCCATCGACGGTTCACCAGGCGGCCCTCGACCACCGCGATGGCCGTTGACGCGATCTGCGGCCCAGGAAGGATCGAAGCCTTGCCAGCCGTTCATCACCATCATGTCGGCAGCCTGGTTGGCGTCAGGGCTGGCCGCGAACTTCTCTGCCAGGAGTTTGGCCGCGAATGCCGTCAAGGGTTTTCGGATGCGTTGCCGGTGGTCGATGACAGCGGACACATGCGCATCGTCGAGGACCAGCGACAGTTCAGATCGAGGCGTGGGCTTTGGTCCTGGTGCACTACCATCCGAACGCAGTGAGGATGGTTTTATAGATGCTGAACGTAGTGAAGTATCTATATCTGGTTCTGGAACGGGCGCGCGATGCTGCAGCGAATTTGCAGCAATCGCTGCTCTCACCTTCTTTGTTTTCAATGCTGTAGCTTTCCCGCCAAGGCTTCCGTTTTCGCGATATCGGAGGACCTTTTCGGAGTAACCGTTAATCTCTTTTTGGAGCCTGGCCTGGGTGATGAAATTGCCCTCGATCTGGAAAAATTCCATCACCTCAGATCCTACCAGGTGCCACCGCTTGGCGCTGACGCGGGTGATCCTGGCCAGCAGTTTGTCATCGTTCGGCAGCTGGCCGCCAGCGTTCCACATGGCCATCAGCAACAGCATGTAGGCGCCAAGCTGTTCGGTATTCAGGTGCAGCGTGTCGCCAATGAAATCGGACTGATAGAACTGCATGTAGGGATGCTTGCTCATAGCGTGACCTTGACAGCGCCCCACGCCTTCAAAGCCATCACCGCTTCGTCGAACGTATCGACCCAGGCGCCCTTGCCACCGGCTGCGTTGACCTGGCCTAAGAACTGCATCTGGATCATCGTCGGCTTAAGGCCTCGACGCTTCAGTTCCAGGGCGTGCAACATGCCACCAGTCGGTGACACTAGCAGGAAGTCCGAGACGCCAGCCTTGACGCCCATGCGCTTCAGGCGGCCACCGGCTGATTTTGTCCGCTGTTCGCCATTGGGGACATGAAACCAGATCCAGCCAGGTTCGATGGTCTTGCGCAGCAGATCGGCAATGGCGCAATGGACTTGGAATTCCTCGACAGGCGGCAGGTTATGGCCTGGCTTACCAGGCGCAAACAGGTTCAATTGACGGGCGCGGGTCCTGGCTTGGCTGGTGCTCATTGCGCTTGCCTCGACTTTGCCAGGTGATCCTGGCAGTAGGGCTTGAACGGTTCGGTCGCCGCACCGCAACAGATGAACCCGCCGACTGTGTCCCTACTCGGTGACACTGGCCATTTGCACCAGTGCGTTCCGGTTCCTATCAGCGCCATCGGATGCGGTCTGCATGCCTTCCTGGTGACCTCGACGACAGGCGCCAGGACCTGGACAGGCGGTCGCACAACGGGCCTGGATATCATATCACCAGGCGGTGACACGGTCGCGGCAATGTGACGCTGGATCTTTGGTTTTGCGGGGAATTTGGCTAGAAGTTGATTGCGGCGCCTGGTCTTGACTTGCTTGCCTTGTAATTTCAATTCGGGATCACGCCAGATCCGGCCCAGTGCGGCGTTGCGGCCAATGCCCATTTCCGTGGCCACCTTGGCTGCCGTCGCGCCGCGATCCAACATCGCCTTGACTTTCTGTCTTTCTTCCGTCGACCAGCGCCTTTGCAATATCGGGTCTGGTGGTATCGGCATGGCCTTGGCTCCCATCTTGCTGCGGCACCAGCAAGCCAAACCTGTCTTTCGTCCGTCCGCCACGGCGCCCACCTGGGAGAACGCCATAAAGGTCCGGTCGCAGGCGGTGAATGCTGATGCCGGTTAGCCGCTGAACATCCATGCACCTATCCCCTGGGCACAATTCCCAGTTGCTGACAGCTTGCGGTTTGATACCAATAGCCCGCGCCAGTTTCGTGGGTCCGCCAGCCATGTCGATGGCTAGCTGGCAAACGACTACGCGGATATCTTGATCGGGATAGCGGCGGGTCTTTTTCATAGCGGCATGATGAAACGCACACCTGAAGTTGATGGTCAAACGCAATCTCGTAAAACTGAGCCCTACCATCTATCAATTAAATTCATTAGCTTTCAAAATCGGTCGCCTACTACTTGTTTTTATTACGCTTTGCTAATTCAGATGGTTGATGCTCCTTTCGTAAAATAAATTCCCTTGCCAGAACGGGTGGTTAGGTCTTAAATCCGGGCCTTCTGGAGGTGACCCACCATGATCGAGGTTCGACCAATACGAAGCCGCGCGGAGTGGCTGGACTGGCGTCGCGATGTCTTGACGGCTTCAGATATAGGGGCTGCAGCAGGTGTCGACGCATACCGCTCCAGGTTGTCCGTCTATGCCGACAAAATCGGTGGTATAGCAACAGAAGAAAACGACATCATGCGTCGCGGTCGACTGTTCGAAGCGGCTGCCGTCGAATACCTGCGCGAGGAACATCCGACCTGGAACATTGAACGTCCTTACAACTTTTGCGTCGACGTCGACCTGAAATTGGGTTGCACGCCAGATGTTGCAGCGACCACCGAAACTGGCAGTCATATCAACATTCAAATCAAAGTCGTCAGCGCGCCAACTTTCGACGCCTGGAACGGCAATCCGCCAAAATCGTATCTGTTGCAGACAGCCTGCGAAAACATGCTGACGAAGGCAGATGAAGGCATTTTGGCGGTCTTGGTGGTGTCGACCTATGCGGCGGAATTGCATGAATTCCTGGTCCCCAGGCATCCGGCAGCCGAACGCAGGATCTGCGAAATTGCCAGGGGCTTCTGGGAGAATGTCAAACAGGGCCTGGTGCCAGCGCCGGACTATCACCAGGACGCAGACGTGATCGATGCACTGTTCCCGCCTGACGTCGCGGTGCCTGTTCCCCTGGATCTGTCAAAGGACAATCGCATCGGCACTGTCCTGGAAGAACGCGAGCAGCTGAAGGAAACCATCAAGGCAGCCGAAACCAGCATCAAGGCGCTAAACGCCGAGATCGTTCACAAGCTCGACGGTGCCACCCTGGCCACGCTCGACGGCTGGAAGATTACGAACAAGCTGACGAACCGCAAGGAATACACGGTCAAGGCTGCCAGCTATCCCGTGCTCCTGGCCAGCCGCGTCGACACAATGGAGGGACCGCAATGATTGCTGTCATGATCTCTTCGTCCGGTGCTTCCTGGACGTTTTACGCTGCAGCCGGTGACAAGATTTTCTTGATCGAGAATATGTCACCACCTGATGACAAGACAGGCGAAGCGATGCAGCACCTGGTCCGCGAAAGCCGCTGGCTGTTCGGTGACCGCCGCATTGTCTATCAAAACCGCGACAAGAAATGGATGGAGCTATTGCACGACGGCACTGGCCGCTTGTGGGATATCATCCACTATGACGGTCCGGTCCCTATCCAACAGGAGACGAACCCAGATGTCTGATACTCGTTACGCCGACCTGGAAGAATTTGCCACGCAGACGGTCACTGAGCGGCAGCAGCTGGTCCCTGCTACAATCACCCACGCCGCACCGCCGTCGCTTATCCACGGTGCCATGGCGGTCAACGTCAGCCGCGATGAAACGAAGATCCTGGCGCGCATCAAGACGCTTGCCCAGGCCGCTGGCGATGCCTGGTTCTATCGTATCCCGTTCAAGGACAAAAAGACTGGCCGCACCACCTTCGTCGAGGGACCCAGCATCAAGCTGGCCAACGATGTCGCGCGCATCTATGGCAACTGCGACGTCGACGAATGGGTGTCAGGTGAAGGCCTCGACTATTGGGAATTCACCGCCAGGTTCATCGACCTGGAAAGCGGCTATTCGCTGACGCGGGTTTTCCGGCAGCGCAAGGACGCCGCAAAGGTCGGCAAGGACGAAGGCCGCAATCATGAGATCGGCTTTTCCATCGGCGCATCGAAGTCGGTCAGGAACGTGATTATCAATGCGCTGCAGACCTATTCCGATTTTGCCTATGAGGAAGCGCGCGGCGCCCTGGTGACGCAGATCGGCAAGGACGTCGAGCGCTGGCGCGGTGAAGTGTCCAGGCGCATCGGTGAACTGGTCGAGATCCAGCGCGTCGAGGCGGTGGTTGGCCGGACCGTCAAGGACTGGTTGGCGCCTGATATCGCCACGGTCGCAGCCATGGGCAAAGCCATCAAGGACGGCATGGCCACCGTTGACGAAAGTTTTCCACCGCTCCAGAAAGGACAGGTCAAGACTGACACTCAGCTTGATGACATTGCCAGCGAAGACCAGTCGTCTCAAACTCGCCAGGATGAGCCAGCCACGTCTTCACCTGGCGATACGGCAGCAGCAGATAAGGAGCGCCGCACCTCAGTCTCTGCTGCTGCCGCCCCCAACAAGGCCCACGCTGAAGCCGCTGCGAAGATGCTGACGCTGGCAGGTGACGCCAAGCTGAAGGTCGAGGACCGGCTTGATGCGTTGGAAGACATCGCACCGCTATGGGAGGATAAACTGTCGCCAGAGTTTTTCGCCAAGCTGGTGAAAACCTGCGTCGCGGTCGCAAAGGGATACATGACGCAGGCTGAAGGCTTCCAGGCACTGGAGGGACAATGATGAACGCCGATCTTGACCAGGACGATCTGGTTTTCTGGCGCTACAAGGATCTGGTCGAACGGCGGATCGTCAGCGGTCGGTCGGATCTATCCCGCAAACAGCAACAGCACGGGTTCCCCCGTGCTGTTAAGTTGATTGGTGGTCAAGGTGGCGTCGCGTTGTTTCCGCGCGCCCAGGTCTCTGCCTGGGTTAGGAAACAACTTTCAAGACAGGGCGATTGATGCCCAGGATACCTTCCAGCTTTTCCGCCCAGAGACGCAGCGCGCGTTCTTTGTCCTCTATCATCAGTGACCGCATATAGACGCCACCGACGCCAGGGATGGCATGGTTCAATACGCCCTCGATCACTTCCTGGATCACTAGGCCCTGCATGCCGGTGGCGGCAGTGCGGCGCAAGTCATGCAGGCGCCAGTCGCTGGTCCCTGACAATTCCTGCAGCAGCGTCTTCAGCTTCGAAAACCCAGAGATCTTATTGCCGGTGCGGCCACCGAACGCCAGGTGGTCGGCTTCACCATGCGGGATCTGTTCCAGCGCCAGGCGCGGCAGCTTCAGCGACTGCGGACGATTGGCCTTGTTCTTCTCAAAAGCCCAGGCGCCGTTTTCGATGTCACCTATCAGGATAGATCCGGCTTCATCCTTGCGCTGGGCTGTCACCAGCAGGAACCGGATCATCTTGGCGTAGCTCTTTGCCACGCCTGCATCCATCTTGGCGCATGCATTCCAGATCGCGATGATCTCTTCGTTTGACAGGACGCGGTCGCGCTTCTTTTCGCCACCGTGGCGCATGATGTCGAGCACCAGGTTATGCTGGATGATCTCTTCAGATGACGCCCAGCGGGTGACTGGTCCCAGGTAGGCCATGAAGCGGTTCGATGCATAGGGCGCTGGCTGGCCGCGCTTGGCTTTCTTCTGGGTGGCGCCAGCGGCGATCTGGTCGCGCATCAGACGCAGGTCCGCCTTGGTGAAGTCTTCCGCGATGGTGCCGATAAAGCCCAGCTGGGTGAAGGCGTAGCGCAGCGCGCGCATCGCCTCTGGCACGCTCTTATTGCGCTTGTCATTCTGACGCAGGCGCCAGGCTTCATAGCGGTCGAGCATGTCACCGATGGTAGGACGGGCCTTTGCATGCACTGGAGCTAATACAACCACCGGCACGCCCTGCTCGATCCTGGCTGCGATGCCTGCTGCCTGGTCCCTGGCTTCCTTGACGTCGACCTCTGGGAAATAGCCCAGGCGTTCGAACTGGTACTTATCGCCCTGCAGAAAACGCATCTGCCAGGTCTTCCGGTTTTTGCCGACGCGAATATGCAGACCCTGGGTCTGGGTGTCCCAGTAGGTCCCAGGCTTGGCGGTCCTCAGAAAGAGCGGTGTCAGGTTCTTCATGGCCATGGCGGTTTCCATTTTTGTGTTATTGGAAGGCGTTTTTTGTGTTAATTTGTGTTATAGCCTTCTACACTACGATGATACGGGATGGAAGCCCCTGGGACAAATATTTAATGATTTCAATGGCTTGTAGGTACTTAAGTGATTGATATTATTGGCCATTTGGCTGACTTTTAATCAGTAGGTCGACGGTTCGAGCCCGTCCGCTCTCACCAAAAAACCCCATAAAATCAACGATTTAGCTCTCCGCGGCGGTTAGCCGACTAAGCCCGATACCGTTTTTGTGTTACGATTTGTGTTATTGGCCAAATGCTGCCGTGACACAAAAATCGAATTCCGTAACACAAATCTGGCTAGACGTGCGGCACGGATATTCCGAATGCCTGCAGCACCAGCAGCAAGATGAAGATGAAAGCCAGCACCACACTGCCGACCATCACCACCCTGGCCAGCGGCTGCGGCACGCCCAGGGCTGGCACCGCCCAGTAAATCAAAGCCACCAGGGCGCAGATCACCAGGACATAAACCAGGAGCATAATCATCGCGTCGATCCTCCATTTTTGAAGTAGCTCATGACAATCGGATTGAGCAGCGCCGTCAGATATCCGACGATGACGCCGACCAGCTTTGCAATCTCTGGGTTGCCTATGTCGACGAACCCGATCAGCACAATAAGGACGATGGCGAAGAACCCGATCAGCACCAGGACGGCGATGATGGTCGAGGCTGATGGCGTCAGGTTCATCGTGTTTCATCCTTCGGCGGGTGGTAATCCAGGTGCGCTGGATCGAAACACCTGGTGATCATCAGATTGATCGCGGCGCCTCTGCGGTCGGCGTCGCGCTGGTAGGCAAAGAACGTCAGCACCGAAAACAGCGCGGCCAGCAGGATCGCAGCCAGGCAGGTCGGGCTGCCCTTCAGGGCGTCGATGGCGGATGTCGCCACCTTGCTCGCCTCCTCTGGGATGTTGCTCATGCGGCCTCTGGCGGCGGTTCGTCAGCCGGTGCGATGCTGCCGCCACCGATGATGTAATCAGGCCAGGGCGGCACGTCCGTATTCCATGACGGGATGAAATATTCTTTGTCATCATCGCCGATAGCAGTGATGGTCTGCGGCATGCCTGGAATGTCCGCCACCACCCATTTTGCCGAAACGTATTTTGAGAGAGCCATATTCACATCCTCGCGCTTAGAGTGCCGTTAGACGAAGTATCGAATGAGCAGTTCCCTGTTGTGCCGATGATTGCCCTAACCAGGACAGAGGTATTGCCAAGAGCGACCACGGCGCCAGTGGCCATGTTCACGTAGCTGAATGTTGGCTGGCCCACGGTCGGGGTTACCCTCATTGGCACCGGCAGCGCCATGGATGGACCGTCATAATTCCCGGTGCTTCCGTAGCCAGATATATTGGCCCTTGGAAATGGTTGGAAATACGCCATGCAGTCCAGCAACGCATCGCGATATAGCGGCGCCACAAAAGGCGGCGGCACGCCAGTTTTATCAGGGTCGGCGTATAGGCCGACATCGAACAATTCCACAACGTTGCCGTTGGTAGCGACCATGTTGGAGTTAGCGGCAGTGCCAAGGAAGTTGCCAGCCTGCCAGCCTTCCACGCCTTGATACGTCGAGCCAACACCGTCAGAAATTATCAAACCCAAACCTAGCGTAGTATCAACCGTCCATGTTCCAGTGACGTCACCAGGGATAACGAATGCCTGCACCGTGTCGGTGTTTGCCTGCGCCGCTAAAATGGTGAAATTTTTGACGTAGGAACGATTGCCAGCGCCATTGCGCAGCACAAAAGAATAGGTGCCTGCAGGTCCCCTAAAGCCGAAACGCAGGACCGATTGAAACGCCGCTGCAGCCCCAAAGCCAAGACCAGAAATTCGGCTCCCTTCGATGTTCTGCGAAATACTGGAAAAATCCGCCGCCGCTAACGACGCTTTCGGTGTCGTCACTGTCTTGCGAATGCGTGCCAGACTGCCATCTGGCGTATAAGAGGCGACCTGCTGCGCTGAACATACGGCGCCAGTAAAAACCATCTGCCATTGGTCAACTGGCCAATAACCGTTAGTGTTTCCAGCTGAAGAACCGTTCTGCTGACTGATATGCATCGCCGGGTTAACGATAAGATTGGTATCTCGCGCCGTCTTCAGCTGCACTGGCGACAGGTTCCAGGCGACGCCGTCCCAGGTGTAAATCATGCCGGTGCCAGGATTAAAGGTCTGGCCGATAAAGGTCGGGACGGGGAAATCGATCATCTCACATCCTCGCATTCAATCGGTATTTTCGGTAAAGCAGGGAACCGGAATTAGCCGTGGTCTGCAGCTGAAAATAACCACTCTTATTGTCAGCGACAGCATCGCCAGAAGCGACTGCATTGGCGGCAGTGCCAGCGGAGATAACCACCAGCGTCGGTGCCGTCCGCATTATTTCCTGCATATACCAGGGGACAATAAAGAACCCAGGCGTGCCTTGTTGCCCGTGAACCAAGGCTTCCTGGTAGTAGCGGCTGCAATCGCGCAGCGTGTCGTTATAGTCCTCGATCTCGTATGGTGGCGGCACTGCAGTCTTATCGGGATCGGCATAAAGACCCACGTCGAACAGTTCGATGATGTTGCCGTTGGTGGCCACCATATTGCTGTTCGCGGTGGTGCTGGTGAAATTGCCAGCTTGCCAGCCCTCGACACCCAGAGACGTCGAGCCTGCAGCGTCAGTGACGCCAAGCCATAGGCCGATTGTGTTGTCACCTGCCCAGGCGCCAGTGACGTCGCCTGGAATGACAAAGACCTGCACAGTATCAGTGTTGGCTTGGCCTGCAGTAATAGTGAAATTCTTGACATAGGAACGGGTGGTGCCATTGCGCAGCGAAAAGGAATAGGTGCCTGCCGGTCCCTTGAAACCAAATCGCAGGACCAGTTGAACCGCTGCGGCATTGCCGAACGCCAGGCCAGCCATGCGAGTGCCTTCGATTGCCTGAAGCAATGTCGAGTAATCGCCAGCGGCCAATGATGCCTTTGGCGTTGTGACCGTCTTGCGGATACGGGTCGGACTGCCAGCAGGTGTTAGACTTTGGACCATCCCCACTGATTGAACAGGACCGACAAACGCTGATACCCACTGGTCGGCTGGATAGTAGTTAGCGATGCTGCCAGCGACAAAACCGTTTTCTTGACCTAGTAACATCGCGCCATTTATGACCAGGTTCCTGGATCTTGCCGTCTTTACCAGGTAGCCATCGCCAGCCACACCGCCAGCGGCCTGGACCCACTGCTTTGAATTCCCATCGTTGTAGTAGAAATACAGTTGGCCGTTGGTCGACCGCCACCATTGCTGGTTATCGGCAGGGTTAGCCGGTGGCGTGTCAGATGCGAACGCGGCGGCCATGACAGGAACGATGTTCCAGCCCACGCCGTCCCACTGCCAGGTGGTGCCGCCCTGGGAGATCTGCTGGCCGATGATCGGCGTCGAGGGGAAATCTATCGCCATCACATCCTCGCATTCACTGCCAGTTCAACGGCATAGTAAGCCAGGCCGTTCGCGGCATCCTTGATTGATTGCATGGCAAACCCTAGCGCGTTGATGCCCGATATCGTTGGCACGCCTGTATTCAGGTTATTGTTGTAGATGAACCCAGTTGTCGGTGCCGTTCGCTTTGGAACGGCCCATAGCCTGGACGTCAGGGACCCAGCTGTGGCGATGGTATAAACTTGCTCGACATAGCGATAAGTGCGCTCGTAGTAACGCATGCACCTGGCCAGGTCGTCGGCGTAATTCGGGATCTCAAACGCTGGCGCCAGGCCGGTCTTGTCGGGATCTGGATAGAGCCCAAAATCCCAGAACTGGAACGTCTGCACTGCAGCGATGCCGTTTGACATACCTACAAGGCCATTGAAGACGCCGCTATTCCAGCCAGCCGCTGGCGCTGAATAGGTGGCGCCGCAAGCCAGCGTAATCACAAGATAGATGCCAGCCGAATTGTCCGTTGCCCATGTTGTCATGCTACCTGGTGGCGCTGGAACCTTGATGACCTGGACGGTGTCCGTAAGAGCCTGGGCTGCGCTGATGGTGAACGAAGCAATAAAGGAATGTGTCGTGACGCTGCCATTGAAGTTGCGAACGCTGACGGCATAGGTGCCAGCAGGCCCGTTAAAGCCGAACGTCAGGACGGCATCCTTTGGGGTCGCGGTATTCCATCCCAGGTCTTGAATGTTCAGGCCTTCGATGGCCGAAAACACGCAGATCAAATCACCAGCACCAAGCGACACTTTGGCGGTGGTGACGCGCAGACGCAGGCGAAACTGGCTGCCGCTGGGATTGAGTGCCGCGACGCGCCCAAACCCACATGCGGCGCCTGATGCGACCAACGCATCCCAGAAATTATCAGCCGCGAAATAGTTATCTGTCGTGCCCTCGACGCTGCCGTTTTGCTGGGAGATATTCAGGGCGCCGTTGATAAGCAGGTTCTTCCGGCTGGCTGTCTTCCTGGAATAGTTCTGGTCGATGATCTGCGGGCTGGCTGACGTCATCACCCACTGCTGCGAATTGCCATCGTCATACCAGAGATACAGGACGCCAGTGCTCGATTTCCACCAGAACTGACCATCCTGCAGCGGTCCTGGCGGCGGCAGATCGTCAGTATGAGCACCACCGGATGATGGCGCCCAGGCACCGTTTTTGCGGGAATAGCCCAGGCCATCGATTGGCGCTTCCTCTGTGACGTCGACCCAGGCTGCAGCCTTCCTGCCATAGGCGTTGGCGTCGCTGGGCGCATCCGTCAGCCGCAAGGCAATGGCGGTGTCCTGCGCATCGTTGCGGTTCTTCTCTGTCGTGATACGGCCATCAAGCGCGGTATCGGCAGCGGTCCTGGCCGCCGTCTCTGCCGTCATGGCGGCCTGGGTGGCGAAATAGGTGCTGTCGTGTCCGTCGAGCGTGTCGGCGTCCAGGCCAGATCCAGGCCCGTCGACGGTCTTGATCTTTGCCAGGATCTCGGCTGGCGTCGTCTCTTCAGTGATCGTCAGCGACAGGTTATCGATAGCGATGGTATTGGCGGTGATGCCATCGGCATTAGCCTGGATCTGGCTATCCTGGATGACGTCGTGCGCATCGTTGGCGTCCAGGCCTGCCTTGGTGGCGTAGTAGGCACCATGCTGGCCGTCGAGCAGATCGGCGTCGAGGTTCGACCCTGCACCGTCGACCGTGATCAAGGCCGCCAGGATCTCTTCAGGCGTCAGGGTCGATGGCGCAAAGGTGCCTTCGAAGATCCAATCGTCGCCGTTCCAGCGATAGACGTCGCCAGTGTCAATATCCAGATACATGTCGCCGGTCTGGCCGCCCTGCTCTGTCGGCGGACCAGATCCGGTCATCCACATGGAACCGCGCGTAACCACCTGGTTGATCTCGACCAGGCCGATTTTCGGCGGCGGTGCGGTCGGCGGCACAATCGGCTGCTGGACCTCGACCACGATATCCTTTGAGGTAACGATGACGTCCGTCATGGCTGGACCCCTGCGATAGTGACTGTTCCCTGGCAAAGGGTCGTGACACCGCCAGCCGTCGAGGCGCGCAGCGACCACCAGCAGATCGGCGGCAGCGTGGCGATCTGGTCCGCCGTCAGTCGCAGGATCACCTCGCCTGGCGTCGCCGTGGTGGTGACATCGAACGGCACCAGCGCGGTCGGATCTGCCGACGATGGATAGATCGCTGCAGTGATGGTGGCGGTCGACAGGTCGAACGGTGCGCCCTTGTCGGCGTCCTGCCATAGCCGGATCGAGACAGCGGCATCGAAGGCATAGGACAGATAGAGCGGCACGTCGTCGATAGTGTCTTCAGGCGTCGCCTGCAGTCCAGCGGCTTCAGTGATGCGCAGGCTGCCAAGTGCGAGCAACGTCGCCTCGCCTCTGTAGGTTCCAGCCAGGCGCAAGCGATAGCCGTTGATATCCGTCAGGACGTCGGCGCCGATGGTCACCCTGGCTTTGCCGTTGATGATGTCGGTGGCTGGTGCCGCATGAAACGTCGTCTGGTCGCCGGTCCGCGATGTCAACTGCAGCTGGGCTGCCAGGTCTGACGTGTAAACCTGGCCGTTGATATCCAGGTACTGGAGATCGAGCGACAGCGGCATGCCGTTCGGCACGCGCAGCGACATCTGCTGCGGTTCAATCGGGTTCATCGCGACGGTCCTGGTGATCCTCATGTCGCGGTCTCCTTCGCCTGCGGCGGGAATAGCTGTTCGCCGTCCCAGTAGCTGCCGACCTGGATTTCATCGATTGCCGCGTCGATGCCCAGGATGCGGCGGTCGCCAGGCATCAGCCGTGACGGGTCGTATTCGATGTTGGTGACGATGCCAGCGGCGTCGACCATCGCCCAGGCGCCATAGACGGCATTGATAAACCGGCCCTCCCTGTCCCAGGTCGTCAGCGCCCAGCGCATATCATACCAGTCCTGGCCGTCCTGGTTTTCAAAGAACAGGATGACGGGTCCAGCCGGATCTGGATCGCGCAGATGGAACATTCCGAAATCTGTGATTTCCATAGTCATCACCCTGAAAATCCGACCCAGCCACGCACCGGATCATAAACCTGCAGATACATGTAATAGAGCCCAGTCACCTGGCCGCTGACGCCGCTGTCACGGGCATAGCCAACGATGACGGCGCCACCAATATTGGAGAACCCGCCAGAAGTGCCGTTGTAGGCCAGCGACACCTTGCGATATTGCAGGCTTTGGACGCGGTCGTTTGCCCAGGCCTGGCTGCGCGCCTCGATCCTGGCGCTAATGGCGCTGAAAGCATCCGCTGCACCCCAGCCAGACCAGACGGTGCCTGAGACGTTGCCGGTGTTTGCCTGCAGATAGGCGGTCCCAGCGTTGACGTTGCCAGGCGCCTTGAACTGGCCATCCGCCAGGAAGCTAAACGCCTGGGCGCCGACCGTCAGGACGCCAGGACCCTGCACACCGCTATCGGTGGCCAGCGACATCCTGGTGGTGCCGTCCGCCGCGTACCAGATAACGATGCCGGACCCAGTGCTGGGCTTTATGCCGACCTCGATCTTTGCCCAGACCTTGCTGGCCAGGAATGAACCGTCATCGTTGGCGACAACAACGTCAGCGCCAGAACCGTCCGGCTTGTCGTTCAGCACCAGGCGGTTCAATAGCGGCGGCACTGCTGCACCGTCCGCCAGCTTTGCCAGCCAGGACAGATCAGCGCCAGTAAACGAAAGGCCGTTCTTGCCTGTCGTCGAGGTGAATTTCAGCTGGCCGTTAGCGTCGGCGCCAGAGATCTCCAGGCCGGTCGAAAACGCCTTCAGGGCGTCGACATACTTCTTGTTGGCGGCATCGGTGACAGCGGTCGGATCTCCCAGGTTGGTGATCTTCTTGCCGTTCATCGGGATGTTGTTCGTCGGCTGGGTCTGGCCATCCTTGGTGATGCAGTTCGTCAGGCCAGAGGCGAAATCATCGTCCTGCTGGTCGTGCCTGTCCGCCTTGATCTTGATCGCACTGGCAGCATCCTGGACCCAGTTCATGATGCGCTGGAAGGTGCCGTTTCCGTCAAAGGCCATGTTATTTTTCCTCCTTATGGGCGTGCGCACCAACGGCAGCGCGCGCGGCACCTTTGGCACCGCCCTGCATCATCAAGGTTGCTAGCGTGCGACGGTCGGCAGGTGACAGGGCTTCTCTGGCGGCCCGTGGGCCTTGGACGTAACGGTCCAGCGCGCTAATGGCCTTGCTGCCGCCATAGGCGATGGCCGCCGCTGGCCAGCTGCCGATCAAGGCGCCGATGGTAGCTGCTGCGTTGGCGCTAGTCTTGGCGCTGCCTTTGGCCATTTCCTTGACCACCGGATAACTGGTCCCTGATGCATTGCGCGCCCTTGGATCTGGCACCAGGCGCTGGTTTGTCGTTCCCAGGCTGCGCAGGTTTTCCAGTTCAGCCGGTGAAAACAGCGCTGATGCAGCGGTCGGGTTCTGGTCGAGGAAGTTGGCGATACGGGTGGCGCGGCGGCCAGGGAAACCGCCAGTCGTCAGCTGGTCAAGAACGATGCCGCGCACCTGGTCCAGTTCGCCTGGCGTGGCGCCGGTCGATGTCAGCCTGGTGATGGCGTCCGTCGCCTGCGGTGACAGCATGCCTCTATCGTTCGGCTGGAACAGGCGCCGCGTGTCCTCTGGGTGGTTTTTCAGCGCCAGGTCGGAAATGGGCTTGGCGCCTGGTTGTTGCTTCTCATTGCCGCGTGGTCGCTCGACGCGCGCCCCTTCGCGATAGGTGGCGCGGCCAGACTGCAGATCTGCCAGGGCTGCACCAGGCCCAGCTGGATCTGGTGACGTTCCACCCTGCACCGACTGTTCCAGCCAGTCGTCAAAGTGCTGGCGTATCCGTCCCAGGGCGCGCGCATCTTCGGTGCCTGGCTGGGCGGCCAGGCCGTTAATCCTGCGTCGCAGATGTTCGCCACCTGCCAGGCTGAACTCCCTGACATTGGGGTCTTGCGCCTGGGCGGCAAAGGTCGACAGCCGCGACATGGCTTCATTGGCCATTGGCGTATTCGGTCCCAGGACAACGTCAGGGACATGCGGCACGTTGCCTGCCAGGTTGCGCCCGATATCGCCTGTCAGGCCGCGCAGCCGGTCGGCGTCGACCATCACGCCTGAATTCAAGGCATCGTTGATCTGCTGGCCGCCTGCCGTCTTCAGCCGGTCGACACGGTCCCTGACAGATTGATTGAGCAGGTCACCGGCCTGCACCGGATCTGCACCGCGCGTAGGTGCGACGCGGTCACCCAGGCTGGTTGTCGCCTGCTGCAGGGCGCCTTCGTTGGCGTTTTCGCGGCCCTGCATCATCCGTTGCGCCAGGTCGCCGCGCGTGCCTCTCAGCAGCTGTTCTTCGGTCGCCTGCTGGGTGATGTTGCCGCTGCGCTGGCCTTTCGTCAGGTTGACGCCGTGCTGCCTGGCGGCATCTTCTGCCGCGCGCTCGGCTATCAAGCCAGGTTCCCTTACGGCGCCCTCGACGCGCGACGCCAGGCCATGGCCGGTCAAGCCTGCAGCGATGCCGGTGGCGGCCCGCGCATAGGGTTCGGCGGCGGTGCCTTCCGTTGCCTGGCCAGCGGCTTCCGATGCCAGGCCAGCACCAGCGCCCAGGGCCAGCTTGCCAGCGAACTTGGCGCCACCTGCCAGCGGATTGCCGACAAAGGCCGGTGCGAACTCTGCAGCGGTCCTGGCATACTTGCCTGCCGTGGTCTGCGGCTCATAGCTTTCGCCCAGCAGCGGCGTCGTCGCGGCATGGATGTTTTCGGTGGTGACGTCAGGGACCCACGGGATGTCATAGTCGGTGATAGCCTTGCTGGTCTCTGGCGATGCGCCCAGCCAGCCAGCCAGTTTTGAGATGCCCGCGCGGCCCAGCTGCGACACATCACCCGCCATCCCTGGGATTGCCTCGACGCCTCGACGCAGGCCAGCAGCGGTCGAGCGTGCGACATCTTCGGCGGTGCCGGTGACTGGGATCGAGAACGCCGTTTCCGGCTGGTCCTTGCCGATAGGGATGACGAAAGGCATCAGCCACCTCCTGGCGCTGTACTGACGATAGTCCAGCTTTGGCCGATTTTCGGATCACCGCCCTTGTAGGTGGCGACGTTGCCGGTTTTATCGATGTAGGTCTGGCCAGCCTTCAGCTGTGTCAGGTCATCGTCAGGGACCGGCATCGGCGGCCCTGCCTGCGGTCCTGGTGGCGTTGTTGGTCCGCCTGGTACTGGTGGCTCATTTGGCGCTGGCGTGACTGTCGGTGCCGGTGGCTTGTTCGGGTCCTCCTGCTTTGGTGGCGGCATCGCAAAATCTGGCACGACGTCCAACGGGTCGACGCCATGCCTGATGGCCACCTGGCGATAGAAATCGGCCTTTTGCTTATAGGCGTCGCTGTAGCCTGCCATGCGGCTTTGACCTTCACGCAACAGGCCAGCGCGCACCTCTGGCGCCAGGCGAGATCCAGGCTGGGCTGACAGGTATTTCCATTGCGCCATCAGTGACGACGGCAGGTCGCCCGTCAGTTCGACGGCGCCAGTTTCCGACTGCCTGACGACACTGGTCGGGTCGAACAGCTTGGCCATGCCGATGACGATGTTCAGGTCCGACTGTGGCGTGTCGCGGGTCGAGGCGTCTTGAATAGATGTCCAGATCGGCGTTGCCTGGGCCATATTCTTGTAGGACGGGTCGCTGATGACATCCTGGCGCAAGCTGGAAATATCGCTGGTCTTGTAGTCACCAACTTTGGCCGTCTCCCAGTCGTGCTTGGTATTCATGTCGGCTATCTGGTCTGCGCGGGTCCTGGCGTATTCGGCGTTGGCGCGGCGGGTGGCCATGGCGTCGGCAATGTATTTCATGCCGGTGTCAGGATCGAGTTTCATCAGCTGCGCTGTCTGGTCCGGTGTCGCGCCAGTCTCTGGGTTGATACCAGCGATGGTCTGGGCGAACAGGTTGCGGCCAGCCTTCTCCTGGTCCTCTGCTGCGTTCTGCTGCAGGCCGTTGACGAAGGTGTTGGCCATCAGCGCGGCACCTTGCCAGGGCGATGCGATCTGGGCTGGGACCTCTGGCTTTTGCTGCTGCAGTTGCTTCTGACGCAGCATCAGGGCGTCGAGCGTGGCGCCACCAGTCGGGTCGCTGGGATCGACCGTCTTATGAGTGATGGATGTCGGAATAAGTCTCATCCCCATAGTCTCCCAGTGTTAAGCCGCTGCATGGCCATCGCCAGGTTCTGGCGCTGTTGTGCCACCTGGTTTTGATCGAAGTTGGCAATCTCTGGCGTGTCGATCCTGGCGGCGCCTGGCATCGCCATGGCTGACAGCGTCGTGTCATTCTTGGCAATCGCTGGCATCTTGAAGCCGGTGGCGGCCTTTGCCAGTTTCTTGCGAAGGTCACTAAATGGCGATTTAGCGGCCACCTCTGTATTGCCGGTTGGCTGGACTGGGCCTTGAACGGGTGGCTGCACTGGGCCTTGAACCTGCGGTGCGGTCGGACCCTGGACGCCTGGAGCAAGCGGCGCCTGGGCCTGGCCGTTCAGCGGCATCGTCGACTGCGCGACCGTTGGCGCACCGTTGATACCCATGCGGCCCGTGATGCCTTCAGCAGCGGCGCCCATCCATGGTTTCCAGGTGCCGCCGTTGACGAAATGGTCGAGGACGAAATCGGTCTGCTGCCGCCAGGTCGAGGGGTCCTTTGCGCTTAGGCCGGTCTTTGCGGTGAAGTCATCGCCCATGCCAGCGTTCGGCATCGATTTTGAAATGCCTTTGTAGTGCAGCTGGTAGGGTCCGAAACTCGACCCTTCATCACCGCCCATATCCGGCTTGTTTGGATCAAAGACGTTCAGCCCTTCATGGCCAAAAGCGCGCACGACTGTCGCAGGGTCGATGCCCCTGCGCTTGGCGCCTTCGATCAGATAGTTCAGAACGTCTGGGTTCGCGGCCATTTACCTCGCGCCCCCTTGCTGCATCCGCTGCATCAGCGCCTGCATCATCGCCGGATTGCCCTGCATCGGTGCACCACCAGGCGGACCACCCATTGGCGGACCTGGTGGCATGGCGCCCATCGGCGGCGGACCGCCTGGCACTGGTCCTGCCATCGCTGGCATCGGTGCCTGCTGCGGCATCAGCTGCGCGGGTGGTGGCGGTGCCATCGCAGGTCCGGCATCCATCGGCTGGACTGGCGGCGGTCCGCCACCCCCTCCCCCGCCTTGACCTTTCAGACCCAGCAGGCCAGGACCGCCACGAATGCCCAGCAGGCCGCCAGCCAGCTTGCCAGGATCTGCGTTCTGCGGAATGCCGCCAGCCTGTTCTTGCGGTGATGGAACCTGGCTTCCGCCCATCATCTGGTTGATAAATGGCATGTCGTTTCTCCTTTAGAGCAGGCCCATGAAGGCGCTGCCTAGACCGAAAATCCCTGCATTCGTGTTGGCGGCGGCGTTGGCCTGGTTGGCGTAATTCTGGCTGATGTACTGGCCGATTGGCGCGGTATCGACGCCCTGACGGCTGAACGGCTGGAACTGCGGCACCGACACCTGGGACCCTGACATCAGGGCTGAAATCTCATTGATCGGTGCATTTCTGACGGTCTGTTTTTCACCCAGCTGGGCGCCGCGCAGATTGTTCAGGAAGGACGCATAATCCATCTGCTGGGTGTTTCCGGCCCGTTCGTCTGCCAGCATCCTCGATTGTTCGGTGCCACCTGCCAGGATGGCGGCCATGCCTGCATCGGTGTCTGCGCGGTTCTCGCTGTCCTGGACAGACCCCCAATTCTTAGAACCTGGCGCCAGCCCACGCGCGGCCAGCTGGCTTTCCTGGGCCTGGCGTGCTGGATCTGCCTGGGTCCGATAGCGTTCCATCAGCGCGTTCGTCACCTGGTCGCGCTGGGTTGCATAGGCGTTCGGATCGTAGGCGGTCGGCGCCACGCCACGGTTCCAGTCCTCAATCCCTGACGTGTCCAGGTTGGTTCCCAAAAGGCCCTGAAGCCTCGACGACTGGGACACGCCCAGTTCGCCCAGGTTGCCCTGCATCTGGCTTTGGAGATCGTAAAGCCGCTGCTGTTCCGGTGACAGCTGGACGTCGCGCTCATAGCGCGGAACTGACATGGCCTTGCCGTTGGCATCATAGACGGTGCCGCTGCCAATCTGGTTATAGGTCACAGTGCCATAAGGGTTTTTCTCATTGGCATTGTTAATGATAGCGCTGGCCGCCGCTGACCCTACGTTGGCGTTCTGTTGTGCTGACGCCGTGTCGTAGGGGTCCGGTGACTTCGGCTGGCTGACCATCGGGCCTTCCTCCTTTGGGTCGAGCGGCCCTAACGCTCGGCAGATAATTGCAATCTTCTCTCAGCATGCCGTAAAGCAGTGCGTCCTTGTTTCCGTCCAGGCCACGTCGCAGGAAGCCCTCGTAAATGAAGCCCAGGCGCACCACGACGTTTTCGGCGTGATCGTTGCCTGGTTCGACCAGCGCGGTGATGCGTCGTGCCTTCGAAAACAGCGCATTGAAGATGCCGAAAAGCAGGCGCCTGGTGATGGCGTCTGGGTCGTCGATGGCGGCAGAAAACGACACGTCGAACGGGGTCTTAAACTCGCACGCCAGGGCGGCCACCACCTGGCGGCTGCGCTGGTCGCGGACCGTGACGCAAAACCAATTCGGACCGTCCAGGTTCTGACCGCGCAGATCCAGGTTGATCCGGTCGAGCATGAAATCGACCATATCGGGTTCATTGTCGACGGCGTAAATAAAGCTCATCCGATGGCACTCCCTGTCTCATAGAGAACGTCAGAACCGGATAGCGCGAATTCGCAGCCAGAGATCAGCGCCTGCAGCCGAACAGCGCCGACCGTTCCCAGGCGGCCCACGCCAGACCATTTGCCGACCATCGTCGACGGTGGCGCCCAGTCGCTCTCATCCCAGGGCGCATCATCCCAGGAAGCGCCTGCGGTGGAGAACGTCAGATCCGGCTGGTTCACTGGCGGGTTCGTCTCGTAATCGACCTGCATGTCGATCACGGGCGATGGCTGGCCATCGGTGATGATGTAGGGCTTCAGCATCTTGAAATGCTTGACGCCAGGTGTCTTGAAGTTTGACCAGGCAAACTGGACGTCGACCTTGATCGCGGCGCCGTCATCGTCGAGATACAGGCGGCTGACAGCGTAAAGGTTGCCCTTGTCGTCACCGACATAAAGCGTGTTGTTCAGCCAGCCCCAGCAGCGCGACGGGATGGCGGACCAGGTTGTCCAATAGCTGTTCGGCATAAACCTAACCATCTGGTCATAGTGGTTCACGCCACCGGCTGGCATGTTGCAGATGATCCTTGACGTCGACGGGTCGAGAAACGCCATCCATCCTGGCTGGTCGCGAAACCGCCTGGCGGCATCCATGAACGCGGAATAGACGTCCTTGTCGGTCTGTCCCAACTGTTCGACCTGGGCGCGCATCAGGGTCGACATCGGCACCAGGCCGGTGGAAATCAGCACGTACAATTCACCACCGTATTGCACGACGCAGTCTTTCGACATCGGCGCATCGAAGCGGAAAACACCGTCCAGCTTGTAGTCGGTGTCTGGATCTGTTCCAGAATAGATGGCGCATTCACCGTTGCTGGAGAAAATCACCAGCTTGTCGTTCATGCCGTCGCCACCGTCGACCGTCCAGGAATAGATCGCCCTGACGATGCCGCCGCGCTTGAAAATGGCACTGAGCGGCAGGACGGCCAGGTCGCCGCTCTTTTGCTGCAGCGGCAGATAAAAAACCGCCAGGTTATCCTGGTCGGCAAACCAGAGGTGGTTCTGGTGGCTCATGATGATATTCATGCGGTCGGGATCGATCCAGGTCGCTGTCGTCGGCGCCGTGACCACTTCCTTGACCAGGCCAGCGGCCAGGTTGGTTCCATCCCAGGACCAGACGCCGTCAGCGCCGTTGCACATGACGGTATATGTCGTGTCGCCCAGGTTGGAGAACGAGGACCAGGACCATTCATTCGACAGAAAGCCAGAATGCAGATCGATGCCGCTGTAACTGGTCAGCTTGCCGAACGTCGCCAGCGCCATGTTCTGGGTCGGGAACCCGTAATAAGGCACCAGCGTTTCCACCGGCTTGGCGTCAGGATGCGAAAAGATCTTCTTGCGGCCATGGCGGCAGCGGATCTTGTCTTCGTCGAGGACCCAATTATCCAGGATAGTGGCCTTCAATGGGTCGCCGGTCGACAGTTTCGACGACAGCGACAGGCCCTTCAATGGCGCCGTGACATGGGCGATGGCCGCCGTGTTGCCTTGCTTCACCTTCACCGGCTGGGCTTTGGCAGCGTATTTGGAAGCCATCATCCTCATCAGATCTGCCTCCCCTCATCGACATCCAGGTCGAGGACCCTGGCATTACTGCGGCCAGCCAGCTTGTTCATGCGCGCGACGTAATCGCGCATCTCTTCGCCGAATTCCAAGCCCTTGGCTTTGAGGAAGCGGTATTTCAGGCCGTCGATGGCCAGGCGTCCGTCGAACAGGATCAAGTCCGTATCGGTGGTTGGCCTGGCCTTCGGCGTTCCCTGGGCGTCCGCCACCCAGAAACCATCACCCAGGGTTATCTTGTATGGTTCTTCCAGGAGCACATCGTCAGCGACGGCAGACATCAAAGCCACCATCTGGACAACGTCTTCGTCGAGCGATGTCACAACGGTCGATATCGGCTTTTGCGCTATGCCGATCTCCATTTGCGCGTCTGACACTACCTGGTTGATGGTTAGCAACATTTCTTCACACCGCCGTCGACATGCGCAGTCGATCGATCACTGTTTTCTGGGCTGCGATGGTCTTTGCGCCTTCCTCGACCTGCTCGCGCAGCGCTTCGATCTGGCCGTCCTTGTCGAGCAGGATCTGCTCGAATTTGCCGACATCCTTCTGCATGGAAATCATCTTGGCGGCCCGTTCGGCCAGGATCTTGATTTCAGCTGGCATGCCGTCGTCAGCCCTGCGGCCAGCCAGCTTGGCCAGCTGCTCGACCGTGACGATGTCGCGCACCGCCAGGATCTTGAATTCGGTTTCGGTGCAGGCTGGCCAGAGGGATAGCGGGTAACCGTCCTCGACGCCGACCTTGCGGCTGCTGCGTTCCTTCTCAAAGGCCGCGTAAGGCCCTGGATAGGTGTCAACGTCTTCATCGGTCGCGGCCCGTTCGATGCGCAGCAGCGGCGGCCTGGACAGGACGATCATCAGCTGGTCGGTGTAGAGCGGCAGTCCATCCTTGCCGGTGCCGTTCTCGACCCAGCCCATGTTAAATTTTACCAGTGTCGGCGTGTCGTTCATGATCTTTTCCCTTTGCCCTAACGAAGGTTGGCAGGCCCGCAAGTTAGGGCTTTACGGGCCTGCCAGTGCGGACTGGTGCGCTCACGTACCAGTCAACAGGAGACGTCCCTGCATGGCGCGGTTCGACAGCGTCAGGCAGCCCATGAAGGCGATATGACGGGTGACGGCATCCATGTCAGGGGTCTGGTCTGGAAGGTCGAGGCTTTCGAAATTGCGGCCCTCGTAGACTTCCAGCTTCATGTATTTGGTATTGATCATATAGCCACCGACAAGGCCGGTCGCTGCACCATCGAATACCATGGCAGCAGACTTGTATTTCAGCGTTTCAAAGCCCAGGGCGCCAAGCTTGGCGTCGGCATAGCGCTGGTTTTCCTGCAGGCCGCTTTCATACGTCGAATAGATTTCAGCGTCTGCGACTACCAGGTCTGGCTTTTCAGTGCCGCGTATCAGCTTCATCCACAAGGCGTTCATGCCAGCTTTCAGGGCTGGATATTGCAGGCCGGTTGCCCTGGCGACAGACTGGAACTGGTTCTTCCAGAACGGCCAGGTGGTGGCGTCGATGCCGCCAACGATGCCGGTGCCTGCATCAGTGACGAACGCTTTCAGGCCCGCGAAAGACTTCGCCACCGTACCATCCGAATAGACGGCTTTGGTGATGTTGTTTTTCATGGTGGCTTCAGCGTTGGACAGCTTGCCTTCCAGAAGGTTCAGGATGCGTTCTTTGCCACGGTTCATGGCCAGGTCTGGACCTGAGAGGGTGACCGATGCCACGGCATTGGCCGGTGCATAATCAGCCTCTGAGATCGTTTCCTTGACCGCGCGGGAAAGCAGGTCCGTTCCTGTATACCAGGCGAATGTTTCTTCGGCGTAAGTCAGCGGAGTGCTGATTTGTTTGCCGCCGTCGACGGTGCGGATGCGATCTCCCATGCGCAGCAGCGCAGTGATCGCGTTGGAATTCGAAACGTTGTCTGCGAATTCCTTGTGGTAATTCGCAATGGTGGTGGCCACCAGTTGCGAGACGGTTGGCGATGGCATAATCGGCTCCTATGGGCAGCGCCCTATAGGCCGACCTCGTCAGCTGCAGCGGCGATAATCGCGCGCATTCCCTTTGGATTGTCCCCTTCGGTCTCCGGTTTGGCCACTGGCGATGTTCTGCCGCGCACGTTTCCGCGTGCTGCTGCGGCTGCTTTCGCATTGGCTTGCCTTTGCTCGACGGTCTGACGCTCCTGCTGTATCAGCGTGTTGCGCAGCTGCGGGTTCATCCAGACGGCAGTATCGTAAGTGTCGTGCAAGTTGCGGTTCGGGTTCGCCTGGAAAAGCTCGATCATCTGCGGCAGAACGGTATCGAAATGCGGGTGCAATAGCTTGCCCTGCGCATCCTTTTCGTCCGCAAATGTGTCGATGCCCCATCTGGTGACCCTTAGCGTTTCCTGCGACGTCGCTTCCTGCTGCTGCCTGTTAAAATCCTGCAGCTGGCCTCTTAGGGCCTGCACCTCTTGCGCCGTCTTCGTGACGTGATCAGCGAAGTAACGGATAGCCGGATCTGCCAAATCCTGTTCGGATAGGCCTGGGACCGGCTGGTTGCCTTGGCCGAATACTGCCGCTGGGTCCAGCTGCATGCGTTGCGCCATTTCCTTCAGCAATCCAGCCCGTTCATTCGGGTCTTTCGACATCG